CAGAAGAAGGATTTAGAGCTGCTACTCCTACAACTAGAGCTCACCCAAACTCTCAAACGCTTCTTACCTCTAATGCAGGAGACGCATTCTCAACTGTGCTCAATGACCTCAGGGAAAGAGCTATAGATTATCCTCCTAAGTCCTTTGGATTCTATGAGTATTCTGCGCCACAATATTGCAAAATAAATGATCGGCAAGCATGGGCTTTGGCTAACCCTTCTCTGGGGTACACAATTACCGAGGAAGCGATTGAGGAAGCGATTGCTACATCGCCTATTGAGAATACTCGCACCGAGACTCTTTGCCAGTGGATAGATTCGTTGAGCAGTCCATGGCCTCATGGCGTACTAGAAGACACATCCGATAGCACGTTGGAAATGGCTGTCGGGGCTTATACTGTATTTGGTTTCGATGTCAGTCCTTCACGCAGGAACGGATCATTGGTCGCAGGACAGCTACTCCCAGATGGGAGGATTGGCATCGGGATCTTAGAGACTTACAGCTCTCAGGTTGCCATAGATGAACTAAAAATGGCAGCAAGTATAAAGGCTTGGTGCGACATATATAAGCCTCGCTTGGTGGCATTTGACAAGTACGCCACACAGACTATTGCAGATCGCTTGGCTAATTCCGGTGTCGTAACAGAGGATGTCTCAGGGCAACAATTCTATAAAGCCTGTGGTGATCTACTAGAAGGTCTAGTCAATCATCGGATAGTGCATAATGGGCAGGCTGAACTGATCCAACAGATGAATAACTGCGCAGCTAAGGTCAATGATTCGGCTTGGAGAATTATCAAGCGAAAGTCTGCCGGTGATATCTCTGCACCTATTGGCTTGGCAATGGTAGTTAGCAAGTTAATGATCCCTCAGCCTAAACCACAGATATATACTTAGACACGCCCTATCACATTGTCTATTATCTTGACAAGTGCTATTATTTATGTCTATGGGTAGATTATTGCAGGCATTCGGTCTTGAGTCTAAGCCTTTACTAGAGGCTCAAGCAGCACCTCAAGTCCTTGGTGAGTATTCACCTTATGCCATGCCTTTCCAATATGCATACGTAAGCAGAGAAGATGCTCTTAGCGTTCCAGCATTACAAAGATGCCGCAATCTTTTGTCTGGCACTATCGGTGCAATTCCTTTAGAGCTTTATAAGAAATCTACTAACGAAGAACTTGGCTCACCTGCATGGTTAGAGCAACCTACTTACTCACAGCCACGATCTGTAACTATTGCATACACAGTTGAATCGTTACTTCTATATGGGCAAGCCTTCTGGAAAGTCGTGGAGGTTTATCAGGAAGATGGACGTCCTTCTCGCTTTGAGTGGATCGCTAACAATCGCGTAACTATCACACTAGATAGCACTAACACTTTTGTTAAGTCTTATGCAGTCGATGGCATGACTTTGCCGATGGATGGACTTGGATCTCTAGTTACTTTCCAGTCTTTGCTTCCTGGAATCTTGAACACAGGTATCCAAACTATTCGCGCTGCTATTGACGTTCAGAAAGCAGCTACTATCGCTGCATCTACTCCAATGGCTACTGGCTATATTAAGAATACCGGTGCTGATCTAGATCCTAAAGAAGTCCAAGGATTACTAGCATCATGGAAAAACGCTCGTAATAATCGCAGCACTGCTTATCTAACATCTACTCTTGAATACAACCCAGTGTCATTCTCTCCTAAAGACATGATGTATAACGAGGCTATTCAGAATCTTGCTACTGAGATTGCACGTCTTTGCAACGTACCTGCTTACTATGTATCAGCAGAGATGAATAACTCAATGACTTATGCAAACGTTCAGGATGAGCGTAAGCAATTCTTATCACTATCTTTGCAGCCATTTATTAGCGCGATTGAAGATCGCCTATCTATGGATGACATCACTGCTCGTGGGAATGTAGTCAAGTTTGACATTGACAAGAATTTCCTCCGCACTGATCCACTTGCTGAACTAGCAGTAATCGAAAAACTTCTATCCCTAAACCTAATCACCCAGGAGCAGGCTATGGAGATGACTGATCTAACACCTAACGGAAGCCAAGGTCTAGAATGAACCAAGTAATTACCTTCTCAGCTGATCTAACAGCAGACTCTGCAAGTCGCACAGTATCAGGCAAGATTGTGCCTCTTAATGTCGAAGCAGGATCTACAAACATGGGCAAAGTTATCTTTGCTTCTGGATCTATCGCTATTGAAGATCCTAAGTCAATCAAACTGCTAAGCCAGCATGACACTAAGAAACCTTTAGGTCGCATGGTCTCATTCAGCGAATCAGATAACTCAATAGATGCAGTTTTCTCTGTAAGCCGCTCACAGCGCGGTACAGAAGCACTTATCTTGGCAGAAGAAGGATTGCAGTCCGGTCTTAGCATTGGTGCAGAAGTCCTCAAGTCTACGATCAAGGATGGCGTTACTTATGTATCTGCTGCTCGCTTGGTCGAAGTAAGTTTAGTAACCGAGCCAGCATTTAAGTCGGCTCAAGTCACTGATATTGCAGCAGAAGAATCTGCTGTAGAAGAAGAAACCCAACCAACAGAAAGCGAGACAGCCACCGTGGAAAACACCACTCCAGCAGTCGAAGCAACACCAGTTGAAGCACCAGCGGTTGAAGCTGCTCGCCCAACTGTTTCAGCATCATACTTCACAAAGCCACGTATCGAACTTACAGCGGCTAAGTATGCAGAAAACACAATCCGTGCAGCACTAGGTGATGAGTCAGCTCGTCAATACCTATTAGCAGCAGATGACACAACAGACAACGCTGGTCTAGTACCAACACGCCAACTATCTGAAATCATCAACCCACTAGGTACAACAATTCGTCCAAGCATTGATGCAATCTCTCGTGGAGTATTGCCAGATGCAGGTATGACATTTGAGATCCCAAAGATCACAGTAATGCCAACTGTTGCAGAGACAAACGAAGGCGCAGCATTCTCAGACACAGATCAGAATGCAGCATTCCTATCAGTATCAGTCAAGAAGTATGCAGGACAGCAGACATTCTCTGTTGAATTGCTAGATCGTACTTCTCCAGCATTCTTTGATGAGCTAGTACGCAACATGGCTGCTGCTTACGCAAAGACAACAAACGCAGCAGTAAACGCTGCTCTCATTGCAGGCGCAACAGCAGATGCAACAACAACAGTGACATACCCAACAGCAGCAGAATTGCTAGGAATTGTCGCTCGCGGATCAGCTTCTGTATATGCAGCAACAGCAGGACTACCAAACCCATTTGCTCGCAACATGGTCGTATCAACAGGACAATGGTCAAACATCATGTCTCTAAACGATTCAGGACGTCCAATCTACACAGCATCACAGCCAATGAACGCAGGCGGTCAAGTAGCACCAACATCACTAACAGGTAATGTTGCAGGACTTAACCTCTATGTTGATCCAACAAACGCTGGCGATGGTGATGGAACAATCCTTGTCGTAAACCCAGATGCGTACACATGGTACGAGTCACCAACATACCGCCTACGCGCTGAATCAACAGCAGCAGGACAGGTAACAATCGGCTACTACGGCTTTGGAGCAATCGCTACTAAGGTCGGCGCAGGCGCATTCAAGAACAACAAGGCGTAAGCCACACTTAAGTCGCTCTAGGGGGTCGGTAGCCCTCCGATCCCCTAGAGTCTTTAGAAAGGACATCATGGCACTTACAACAGTCTCAGAACTCCGTACAACCCTCGGAGTGGGTACTTTGTATACAGATGCCGTCCTTCAGGAAGTATGCGATGCATCTGATGCAGTCCTACTTCCTATGCTTTGGGCAGATGTTTATTTCAATATTGCACATGAGAACACCACCACAAAGGGCACTCTATATTTTGACCAATTAGTTAAAGATATATTCTATGTTGGTGAGACAGTTGTCGTAACTGGCAATAAGTCACACTTTAACGGATCTAAAACTATTACAGAAGTAGGCGATTATTCAATCAGTTACACTATAACTGGAAACCCAACTGCAACCCCACGCCATAACGTTAATCCTTATGGCACAGTTACAGCAGATGTGACAACAGACTGGGCAGAAGATAAAGCAGTCCAGCAAGCAGCTTTGATGATATCTGTTGAAATCTGGCAAGCGCGTACAGCCACCCTTTCAGGCAGTAACGCTGTCGATTTCCAGCCTTCCCCATATCGGATGTCAGCACAACTGCTGGCAAAGATACGGGGCTTGGTTTCTCATGCACTAGATCCGCGTTCAATGGTGGGCTAATGCCTCCAGTAGCGATAACAACCCTCCGCACTACTTTAGCCACTGCGCTAGTAGACAATAATAAATATCAAGTCTTTGCCTTTCCTCCATCTGTGGTACTGGCTAACTCTGTAATAGTCTCACCGGATGATCCTTATATAACACCTACTAATAATCAGCATATTGGTATTAGCCCTATGGCATCCTTCAAGCTGCTGATCGTTGCTCCGTTATTTGATAACGAGGGAAACCTTAACGGCATAGAAGATTTTGTTTGTGGCGTGTTCGCTAAGTTAGCAGCATCATCTTTAACGTATAATGTAAGCGCAGTAAGCGCACCAAGTATTCTTAACGCTGGATCGGGAGACCTACTCAGCTGCGAGATGTCAGTCAGTATCCTAACGAGTTGGAGTTAATATGTCCGAGTGGGAAAAAGAGAATGAAGCCTTCCTGAAGAAAATCGGGCAGGTTAGCACCCCAGCACCAAAGCCAGTAACTACTAAGAAAGACGAGGAATAATCTCATGGCTGTATTTCTAAATAACAATGTGGGCGTGAAGATCAACACAGTCGATCTTTCAGACCATGTTACAGCAGTAACAATCAACCGCGTATTTGATGAGCTAGAAGTCACTGCAATGGGTGACAGTTCACACAAATTTGTCAAGGGTCTTGAGTCATCAACAGTGACAATCGATTTCCTAAACGACACAGCTTCTGCAAACGTATTGGCAACACTACAGGCAGCATGGGGAACAACAGTCACCTGTGTATTCCTACAGACAAAGGGAACAGCAGTATCTGCTACAAACCCTCTATATACAGTCTCACTACTAGTGAACAACACAACCGACATTAACGGTGCTGTTGGTGACATTGGCACACAGTCAATCACATTCACTGCTAACTCAACTGTTGCAGTAGCCACTACAGGCACATTCTAAACAACTAAACAAAGGGGCAAACCATGGCAAAGTTAAAGATAGTTCGACAAGATGGAAGCGTATTAGAAGGCGAGATCACTCCAGCAGTGGAGTATTCGTTTGAGCAGTACGCTAAAAAGGGCTTCCATAAGGCGTTTCGCGATGAAGAAAAGCAGAGCGATGTCTATTGGCTAGCATGGGAAGTAACACGCAGGTCAGGTGAAACTGTTAAGCCTTTCGGGATGGACTTCATTGAGACACTTAAAAGTGTTGAGGTGCTTGACTCCGACCCTTTAGCTTAAAGCGCGATCAACCATTCACCTACTTAATCGCTCGGTTGAGCATTAGGTTGGGGATCGCGCCACAGCAACTGTTAGAACTAGATAAGACCATGCTAGATGCACTCCTGCAAGGTCTCAGAGATGAAGCGAAGGAGGTAGACGATGCCAGCAAGCGTAAAGGGCGGCGTTGAACTCCGCAAAGCCTTACGTAAGTTTGCTCCTGATCTGGGTAAAGAAACTCAGAAGGAAATCGCTGGAGCCTTAAAGCCAATCACCAAGACTGCTAAAGGTTATCTACCGGATGACGGATCAGTCCTAAGCGGCTGGCTGCCTAGAGATAACTCTCAGGCTAGGTTTCCTGCTTACTCTGCTCGGTTAGTCAAGGCTGGAATCGGTTATAAGACTTCACCATCAAAACCAAACCGTAGAGGATTTAGATCACTTGCTCGTGTCTTCAACAAGACCGCAGCTGGAGCAATCTATGAAACTATGGGTCGCAAAACTCCTAGCAGTCGTTTTGTGCAGAATCAGAATGGCAAGTTTGGTGCACAGATGAAGGGCGATGGCAAGATGGAAGGTCGCGCCCTATATCGTGCTTATGAAGAAAACCAAGGCAAGGCAAGAGAATCAGTCCTTAATGCTATTAAAACAGCAGCCGATAAACTTAACGCAACAGCCAAGGCGAGAGGTTAATCATGGCTAATATAATTATTGACATTGCAGCAGAGTTCACTGGCAATAAAGCCTTTAAGAGTGCTGAGACTTCTACAGATAAATTAACTAAGAACATTAAGAACATGGCTAAGACTCTTGGCGTTGCTTTCAGTGCTACAGCAGTCTTAAATTATGCCAAAGCCTCAGTTAAGGCAGCAGCCGCTGATGAGAAAGCACAAAAGCAATTAGCACTAGCTCTTAAGAATGTCGGGCTCGGTAGAGATGCAGCAGCCTCAGAAGATTTCATCCAGAGACTTCAATCAGAATTCGGTGTAGTCGATGACAAGCTGCGCCCTGCTTATCAGCAGTTAGCCGTAGCAACAGGGAACACAGCACAAAGCCAGAAGTTATTACAGATCGCTCTAGATATTAGTGCGTCCACAGGACGAGATTTAGCCTCTGTAACAGGGGCAATTTCCAAAGCATATTTAGGGAATAACACAGCCCTAGGTAAATTAGGCGTAGGCATCTCCAAGGCTGATCTAAAGGCTAAGTCCTTTGATGAGGTAATGAATCAACTTTCGACTACCTTTGCTGGGGCTGCTACTGCTTCTGCTAATACTTTCCAAGGGTCGATGGATAAGTTATCTGTTGCATCTGCAAACGTTCAGGAGATTATCGGTAAAGGCATCATAGATGCGCTCAAGGGTCTAAGCGAAGATACTACAGTCGATGATCTTGCTAAGGGCATGGAGGACTTTGCTCTATTTACTGCCGATGCAATTAGAGGCGTAGGCGTATTACTAGAAGCATTAAAGAGCATCCCAGCAGCAGTTAATTTGCCTGGACTCAAGTTTGCTATGCAAGCCACTGGCTTAGGTATCTTAAGCAAGATTGGTGCCGCTGAAAGAAAGAAGCAAGAAGCAGCAGCTGCTCGCGCTATGAATGGGCTTGCTCACCTAGCCGAGTTAGAGTCAAGTTATGCGAACATTACTCTTAAAACTACCAAGAAGATAACAGCAGAAGAATTAAAGCAACTTAAAGCCAAGCAATTAAAACTCGCTATCGACAAGGCTAACCTAGCCCTTGGCAAGGGATCTAATGTCTTCGACATGGAGAAGATCCAGTTAGCAGCAGCTGAAAAGAGTGCAGCCGAGCAACTAGGCAAAGTTACTAGCCAAGCGCAACTGCTACAGATTACTAACGACCTTGCTCGCCTTGAGGTCAAGCAATCTATCCTTGCTTTGGAAGAAGCGATCGCCTCCAAGGATGTTGCAGCCATAAACAATGCAACCAATAAACTTAATGCAGACTTAAAGATCCTTGGTGTGCTTACTAATCAGGATCTTAAACTAAGAGACATTAAGTCCATCCTTGATTCAATCCTTCCAAAGGATCTAATTAACCTAGCCAACCTAGATGCTGCTATTGCTAAGTTAAAGATGATCGGTGGCGGCACTGCCACTAGCACCTCAGCAGTAGCAGGCACAACAACAAGTGCAGGCACTCCTTCATTACTTGATGCATTAGCTGCTGGCAGTTTTGTTCCTATAGTCGGTGGTGGAGGCTATTCCTCTACAGCAGGCAACTACGCCTCTAGCGGTTTCCCTGGCTCTGCTATGGGTGGTGGCGGTAACACAATTATTGTGAACACTGGCATCGGTGATCCAAACGCTATCGCTGAGGCTATTGACCAAGTGCTTACAGATGCAGCCCAGCGCGGCACACTGAGAGCAGTCTAAGCATGCCTTGGCTTCCACAGTGGCGAGTCACAGTAGGTGATGATGTATATACGACTGTTACTTCTGTTTCCTATGCAACTGGTCGCTTAGACATAGATCGGCAAGCCACAGCAGGTTACTGCCAAGTCCAGATAGTCAATGCCGATAACTCAGCCTTTACGATCAACATTACTGAGCCAATTACTTTAGAGCTAAAGAACTCAGCAGGGGTTTATAAGCAAGTATTTAAGGGCACAGTCTCAGACTTTAACATTGGAGTTAGAAGCCCAGACGAGACAGGCTTTGTCACTACTGGCACTATCTTAGGTA